TATTTGCAATGCTTGAAGCCCACGCGCTACCCGTGCTTACCGCGATACCTGCCTCAGGATAAACGGGATTTGGAAACACGCCCGTGCCAACCGAACCAATGCCAGAAACAGTGACCACCGTGTAATTAGCACCTACTTTGAAGGAGTTGGAAACAATGGTAATTTTATTCGTATCCGTCAAATTATATTGGTCATTGATAAGTAACTGACCATTCCTAAACACCAAAATATAAGCCTTTAATTGAATGGGGAATTTAGGCGTTATCGTCCAAGTTAGAACGCTTGTTGTAGCGGGTGCGTATTCCTGTTTTAAAATCTTAATGGTATCATTCCCAATGGCAACGTCAACAATCGAATCCCTTATCCTCGAAAATACAACTGCTGAATCAAGTAACAAAGTTCCCGTCGTGGTAATTGTTCCACCGCTAAGCCCATAACCCGTGGCAACGCTTGTAACCGTTCCCGTTCCTTTTGCATCTATTCTTGAGGATAATGAAGCTGTATCAGCGGAGTTTAATTTCAATGCAAACCTTGAGGTAAGATTTAATAAACTTGTATCAGCGTCACGAAAGTAAGGCGCAAGCATTGATAAGGTATCAGATATATTTAATTTGCTATTTATACGCGTGTTGTAATTTGATAACATCGCCGCCGTGTCGCTTATATTTAACTTTGTCGCAAGCCTTGAGGTAAGGTTTAATAAAGACGTATCTGTCAACTCCATTAATACAGATAAATCTGCTGAAACTACTCCGGTTGTTGTTATCGGATTTGGCGAAACAATGATTCCCGTGCCGCCTGAGATTGAGGTTAATGAACCCGATCCTCCGCCACTTCCTGCACCGCCACCACGCGGGAAAATTACCGTGTAATTATCATTGACTTTATATGATGAAGCCGCGATAACTACGCTTGTTGAGGTTGGTATCGTATATTGCGAAGGCAAAAGTATTTGTCCGTTGCGATATACTTGAACAACGTTAACTCCCCCAGGAATCAATGTGTCACTTTGTGTCCAAGTCAAAGTTGAGGATGAAACATTTGTAAAATCCTGTCTTGCGTATAACCTTCCCGTTGTGTCCGCGTAGGCTTTTGTGGCATAGTTAGAAAGCATGGAAGCCGTGTCACTAACCAAAAGGGTTGCCGTTGTATCTCTCCATAATCCACCAGAATAAAACAAAGAAGCCTTGTCAACTGGTGAAGAAATAGCCACATTATGCAATTCATTTAAACTATAACCCGAAGCATAACGAATAGCTATTGTGCCATTGTTTACATGAGAATTTATACAAAAACCAATAGGCATATCAATATTTGGAGCAACAGGCTCAACGTCTGTCCAAACACCAGCAACCGTTGGCGAAGGGTAAAGGATTGCCCCAGCCGCAAAGGTATCAGTATTAACTTGTCTGATTTTGCCAAATGAAATAACATAGCCATCATCTCCATTACCTAAATCATGAGCAGTCATTCCTAATAAGTATTTTGCATCGATTGAGCCGTTGGCGATAAATTTATCAATCGTTATTCTCCCACTTGCCCCAACCGTGCCATTGGCATAAACAAGGCTGCCTTTGGTAATTGTTGAACCTGTTTGATTTTTAACAAGCCAAAAGTTTTTGAATCCAAGTTCATTTGGTACATTGTCATTCAATCCAAGTACCACAGTAGCCAAATCCGAATCCCATCGCATTTTAGCCGTGTCCACGTTATTTGTCGGTACATTGACGTTGAAAAACAAGGAATCAACAGGCTGCGTAAAAGCCGCTGAGCCACCGCCAACCAAGTTCCAAACGTTAGAAGTAAAATCAAACGTATAAAATTTAAGGTTAATGGTATCAAGAATCACCCATGCGTTTTGGTTGTTTATCGGTTGAATCGTTGCCGTGTCTGAAATTGAACCGCGCCACGTCAGCCCGTCGCCCGTGGTCTGGAATCCAAGGCGTTGCTTGTTTCCCGTGTTTGGGAATTGTGCTAAAAGGCTGAGGGAAAGAAATAAAAAAAGAATTGAAGGCAAAGTTTTTTTGCCTCCAATCTTTCGAATTAAACTACTCCCGAGTTTTAGCAATACCTCCTGCAATAATATTTCACCTACTTTGCCCAATGTTTTTAGGAATCGTTTTTCTTTTTTTGGTTTTATTTCGCTCATAGTACAATGCCCATCGTGTTATAAATGTCAAATATTTCTTCGTCCTCATCGCAAGTTGCCTCAGGACAACCAACGGCGCTGGGAATGAATCCAATAAGGTTGGTTGCGCAAGTACACAAATAATCTTTGATTCTTTTCTTCTTTACCTCAAGCCTTTGTAATAAAGTATCTTGATAAAATTTTAATCCTTCAACGCCCACGTTTTGCCCATACTCGTTATCAATGGTATAAAGCCCGTTTGAGCCAAGTTGCATAACCATGTAAGGGGCTGCCTCATAAAGAACGGCGTTGGCGCAAAAGGATTTTAATTGGTCATTCCATAACGCTTGATAAGAAGTACTTGAAAACGCCGTGGAACTTCCTTTTTGAGCCACTAATCTATCGTAAAAAGATACGCCAATAGCGGGCACAATCCAACGGTATTCCGCGTCTTGAATATGTGGGCTTATCAATGACTTATCAAGGCGTATGTCCGCTGGCGTTGGTCTTGCAACACCGCCGCTAATTACCTCAGACGGTTGTATTAATTGGCTCATTTGTTTCTATTGGTGAATAACCTAATATTTCCCTCTTTTCATCTTGCGTCAAATTATCCTCAACCGCAATGTCACCCATGAAAGACACGGGCAATGTGTTTGATATCGAGAATTGAACGTCTTTTAAGGCTGGGTTATAAAGCCCAATTTCGGCTAAATAAGGATTTATAATTTTAGATAACATCAAGTTTTGGCGCGGTTTAATAACCGTACTTTGCAAGTATTCCATTTCCTGACGTATCTGTTGATTGCTTCCAAGTTGCCCCGCGGTTGCGAAGCCTGCAAGTGACTTGCTCCACCTGTTAGCCACGACAATTGCTGAGGCTGCCAAGTTTTGCAGGTTTAAAAATTCGCCCTCGTTTTCTTTTGAGGTGGGAATCCAATTTGCTTTTAATTTTTCGTCCCTCAATACCTGTACAAATAACTTATGATTATTTGCCATTCCCGTGAACTTGCTTTCTATTCCTTCAACAAGTTTCTTTGCCTCAGCTGGCGTAATTGAGCCGAAGAATTGCATTATACCCGAAGGCATGAAGCCGTTTTCAAATTTACTTGTATTAAACCGCTGAATCCTGTATTCCATTTCAGCCCACATTTTTGCGCCAATCCACTCAGGTAAACCAAAGTAAAAATAGCCTGCCGCGTATTGCTTTACATGGATAACACTTCTTTGTGTTCCGTCATCAAATTTCTTAAAGTCTGGGTAAATTGGTACTTCCCTGAATCCTTCACTTTCGTAAAACACGCCGTCGGTTGTAAGCGGCACTTCTTCCCAGTTGTCGTAAATGCCAACTGATTTTATAAGCTGATCCGCTTCCGCTTTTCGAATACCAATATTATACACGGGTACATGATAAATATAAGTAAACGGTTCTGAACCTACTTTGCCCTTAACAATTTCGCAAAAGCTATTTCCAAAAGCATCATAGTCAAAAGCAAGTTGAGCCAAAACCTCTTGAAGATTTTGACCGTGTAAATTAACCTGGCTAATAACATCCTCAATTTCATTTAAAGAATCGTCGGTGATAACCTCACCCTTCATCGACGTGGTAAGCAAAGTATTTGACTTACCTTTCATGGGAATGAAGCCGTCACCGACAACCATATTTGTTTTATCTTCGATTATCCTTCGTAACGTCGGCGAATTATTTACAATGGCTATAAGGCTCTTTAAAAAGTCGTCTTTTTGCGTAAAGAATCTTACCCATTTTGCCCCCGTGAAATCAAGCCTCTCCCGTGACGGCTCATTAAAAATGTCCTCCTTTACCAACATGGTATTGGAAGTATCTAAAGTAACAGACGCAAGTAAAGGGCTTTGATTCCTTTTACTTACCCTGTTGTTCCTGTTCGGGACTGCCTGTATTTTCTTTAATTGTTGGCTCATAGCTTTTTTTCTCAGGGGTATAAATGACGTGTTGCCCAACGGTCTGAGGGCTTGATGTGTACCAAGCCCTCAATTCGTTTTGTGAAAGTTCGCCGATAGTTTTTCGAATGATTCCAGCTTTGCCCGAAAGGTCAGCCCCAACGTAAAGCATTTGCTTACTTTTATCCCTTACTATCATAGTTTTATTAATCTAAGGCTCCCATAACTGTTGCGCCGTTAACAATAAACCTTGCTTTCTCCGTGGTTCTACAAGTAATGGTAAGCGTTTCTTGGTTTGAATCGGTAAACAATGCGCCAGATAAACCTTCCGCACTTGTCAACCTTGCGACTCTTTTCTTTGCCCCAATGGTTTCAACGCCCCAAATCCAATAATTGCCCGTGTTTTCCACGTGTACGCAAACCAAGCCGCAAGCCTGATTTGCCATGTCTTGAATTAGGTTACGTAATTCTTGATCGCGGCAATTAATGATTCCAACCAAACTTTGCTCAATGGCTACAGACAAAGTATCTGGATCCTGTGTCACCGTTTCCGTGAACGCTCCTGAGTTATCCCTAAACTCAATTTCGTAAAATACGCCAGCCGTGGAGGTCATGGCTATTGCCGTGGTTGCTCCTGAGGCGTTATTGGTAACGCTTGCGACTTGGTTAGCATTGGCAATGTAAAACTTACCAATACCACCAGCGCACGTCCCGTCTGTACATTGATTAAGCCAACCGCTTGTTATTGCGCTCATTCTTTATTGATTAGTAGCCTAAGCTAATTAATGATGGGTGAATATAATTTACGCCCATTTTAAAACGAGCCTTAATATACACCTTTTCGTCCTTCTGGTCGTACCAAAGTTCCAAAGCCGTCTCAGGGCTTAATACGTCAGTTGCAAGTACCTTGTTTTGAGGCGTGGTATATTCAACGTAATGCGGTTTGGTTGTTCCAAGTCCTGTTGCAATATCATCCCAACGGAATTGAGGAATCACAGTTACGCCACGGAAGGTAAATTGCTCAACGCCGTTGATTAATTGCAATAAACCGTAGTCGCCGCCACCGCCGTTTTCAATGTCCTC